CGCAGCAATATCTATTGTGTTTTGAACTAAGTAGGGTGAACGACCCCTAGCACTATTACCTTGTGCTGCGTGGTCTGCGGTTGCTAAATTAGCCATGTTTTACCCTCCCTTAACCTGCGTTGTATTTAGCAGTCACGATAGCTTCTGGACGAAGTATCTTTCTGCCGTATAAGTGCATACCACGAACAATGTCTGCAAATGAGTCAGGGTCACGATATGTTTCAGTTTTGCTGAGTTGTTCAGCAGTAGCTACAGAAGAACCATGACCTGCAACAATTGCTCCGTAGTTGGAGTTCTGATTGGCAGTTCCTGAAGTTCCCGGACCTGTTCCTACTGAAGGTAGGTTGCTTGAAACATAGACTCTGAATCCTGCAAGGTTATTCAGAACAAGACCGTTTTGCAACTTACCTGCCCCACCGTAGTCAGCATTCATTAGTTTAGAGTTTTCGTCACCTAGTAGCTCCATGAACACAGGGTCAATAACAAGCCATCTGTCTTGTGTATCAACTTGCTGTTGGTTCAAAAGTCTAGCCATACGATTTACAACAACCATTGGTGTAACAGCTGCAGTACCTACAGAAGTAGCACCACCTGTTAAGTTTACTACAGGAATAGAATGGTCTCCTGCAGATGATGTTGTAATGCTTCCAAATGAACTCTTAATCAACTTCATTGAAGTAAATAGTTCGTCTGAACCTGCACTAGAATCAGCCTTGCTACCGTTAACTTGGTCATTCACAGCACCTGCTGCACTATGCAGAGATGATTGCTTATAACCTGCCATGTAGCCAAGAACTTCTTGGTCGTATTGGTCAGCTAGTCGATATGCAGCTCTGCTTGTAGCAAGCTCCATGAAGTTTACATGACTATGAGCTTCCTCAATGTCATCCATTTTAAAAGCATAATAGTTTGCTTTATCGACAACGAGTTGGAAGTCCTCGTCCTCTAGGTCTTGTGCAGTTACCTGAGTACCTCTGGCATATGCACTGACTGAGATTTCAGGTTCTTTGATAATACGAACTGTATCACCCTGACCTGATATTTCTCCGAAATAATCGGAGTTAGTTATATCCCCTACAACAGTTGACTTGCGGAATGCAAGCTGTACCTGTTTGGAGTAGATTACTGGCGAAAAATTACCATTAGGTAAATTGCCGTAACCTGTTGCGGTTTGAAAAGCCATAATAAATCCTCCTTATGAATAGGTTTGGCTCGATTAAAAGCTAAACGTCATACACAGGGCTATACTTTTTAGAGTGCATACGGATATTCGGTAGCGAACCTTGTAACCAATGGGTCTATACTTATATAGGTAGTCGTTAGTAGTTGTTTAGGCTTGATTTTTACTAAGACATAAAGGTAGTCTAAAAGAGGCTTTGTGTCTTAGTCACTAGTTATACGGATAAAATGTTATTTGTCAACAGTTTATCTGCGATTTCCTGATAAATCATAGATAATTTTACCAGAACGATGAGCTGCATTTATCTTTTCAGCATTAGCAGCATATTGGGCATCAGACATTTTTTCAATGTCTGACTCTCTAATTGTATCTGCAAGTTCCTCAGCGTCAACTTGGGTCTTAGAACCCTTGTTTACTACGGAAGCCGCAGCTTTTCTTTTATTTTTCTTATCACTGGGAGTAAGCCCATTGTCAATTTTATATAAATCCAAGACCCTAACAACACTGGCAGGGTCATCAGTATTCTCGTAAAGAGCATTCTGAACCCATTTAGGCTGTTCTTCAACCCAGTTATGAAACTCCTCAGAGTTACGTAGCTTATCAAAGTCTTTATGCTGTTCCCTAATTTCATTTTCTGCTCGACTCCTTGTTGCTTCTGACTTTGCTTTTGTCAGTTCTTCAATTTGTATATTAGCTTTGTCAAACATTTGTTTAGCCCTCTTGTCGGCTATAGTCTCTACTATACCTGCAACATCAGGGTACTTTGCCACCCATGCTGCAATGTCTTCCTCAGACTTAGGAGGAACGAGATGCTCTGTCTGACCTAGCTTTTCTTCTAGTGCCTTAATCTTCTCATTAAGTTCCTTATCTTTTTGTTGCGAGTGTCTACGTAAGTCACCGTAACGTACCTTAAAAGATTTCTCTTCATCACTTAAAGTTTCCTCAGGCTTTGCCTCAGTCTCCTCTACAGGAGGAGTTTCCTCAGTCTTGTTATCCATGAGTTCCTTTAACTCTTGTTCGTCTTTTTCAATTTTATCCTTGTACTTAGAACGACTTCTACTTACAAATCCTGCAGTTGCTTGGGGTGTTACTTCTGCTAGTTCTGGCATATTTTTCTCCTTTTAATGGGGCTGACTTGATTGTCAGGTAGCCTTAGGTTTTGTGCCTAATCCTTTTGTAGTTCTTTTCTTCTTTGGTTTTGGTTTGGGTTTAGATGCTAGTCCACCTTTAGTAAAACCACTTCCTCCTGTGTAACCTTTACCTGTAATTTGTCCTGCTATTTTTTGGTCTACATTTTTTTCATCTTTATCTTTTTGTTGTTCTGCCTTATACTTATCTTGTGCTTTCTTTATACGGTCTTGTCTAGCTTGTTTTTCTGCTTTAGTTTCTTTGTTTTGTTGAGCAATTTTCATAGTCGTTTCTGCAGCTTTTGTAGAGCCTCCTGATAAATCAGCCCCTGCTTTAGGTGTTACAAATTTAGGTGTTTTACTACTACTTTTATCACTGCTAGCTTCTTCTGACTCATACACAACAGGAGTATCATCTTTATACTCAGGGTCAGTTCTATTAACCCCTAAAAGATTATCTAATTTTTGACCATACTCACCAAATAAAGTATCTTCATAAAAATCATCTCCTGCAGGTTTTCTAATTATCTTAGAAGGGTCGAGGTTAAGAATATCTGTAGAAGTAATTCTATCTTTACCTAACATTTTCTTTAATTCGTATCGTCTAATATACTGTGCCTTACCGTCAGCACCTTCCATTCTAATAAGGTCCATGTCTCTAACACCAGTATCATTAGGCATAAATTGTACGTTACCATACTTTGTTAAGGCATGACCTGTTGTTTCAAATTGTCTTTGAGCAGTAGGCTTCTGTCCTTTTTCTGTAGGCACTTGTCCATCTCGTAGTTGAGACCTATTCATTATAGTTTTATCATCAAGAAAAGGAGGGATTTGAAACTCCTCTTTCTCTAATAAATTTGCGTAAGTATCTGAAACTAAATTACCGTCTTTATCTTCAAAAGTTAATATATCTTCCTTATTGCTTTCTTCCTCTACTTCTTTTCCTGTTAATCTATTAAGAATATTAGTTAAAAAGTTTTCAGGTTTAGGTGTACTCTTATAACGCTCTAACTGTAATATTTCGTAGTTAGTTAATGGTCTACCTTTATATTGTTTAGACTTTAATATAGAGTCTGCAACTTCTTGACCCTGTTCTAAAGAAATACCTGCTATCGCACCTAGAGGAGTAAACTTAGCTACACTTGCAAGAGTTCCATCAAAGGATTTTGCAGCATCACCAAAATCAAGAGGGGAATATTCTTCAAAAGGTTTTGCTATTCCTCTGTCTCTGTCTTCAATAAAGCCTTGTACTCCTGTATCTCTTGTATCCACAGGGTCTTGAGGTTGAGTTGCCTCTAGATTGTCCTGACTTCCTGCTTCAGGTTTAGTAAGTGACCAAGGAGATTCTGTGTACTCAGCATCAGAAGGATTAACTAAGTTACCATTAGCATCATAGAGTACTACCTGTATTCTTCCATCAGGGTGATAGTAGGTTCTAGTAGTTGTTCCTGTAGGAACATTATCATCAAATAGACTACCACCAACAAAACTAAAATCGCTATTAGAGGGGTTAATAGCTTTTAACTTTGCATCTTTATATATGTCAGCATCGGTCATAACCCCTTCTGCAGCTTTAATAACTCCCCCTTTGTTCATCTCTGGAGTTATTGCGAGAATAAGTTGCTCCTCCTCAGGACTCATCATTTCTTCGCTTTCTTCTGCAATAGGCTCTCCACCTATTCTTCCATCCTCTTCCATCTTTGCAAGACCTATCTTTGCTTTCTTTCGCAGGTCTTCAT